AAAGAGTGTATAAACAGAATGAATACGATCGCTTGTAGAAAGTAATATTGCATAGAAGGCAGTAAGAAATTCCTGATAGGCGAAGGCCTTATATCTTGCCCATAAAAGATTTCTGCCCCATCTTGCATAATCGTTTGACTGGAAGATTACCGGACATGCAGCTTCGGTTCGCCGGTTTAAGTAAATACCATCGTTAATCACGGACATCATCGTCAATGAGGAAGGTTATGCAAGGCTTGGAGCTGTTGTAAGGAATGCATTGGGCACTGACCCTCGATATAGTTGGCCTACGCTGGTTTGTGTCAATCCGATTAGAAGCTGTATTTCCAATAAGCAAACATAACCACTTCCCACTCATACCGATATGACTGTTTCTGAAAGTATTTGCAGGCAAGGATGATGTCCTCCTTTGCGTGGTTCCCTTTTATGTGCAACTTACGGGTGAATCAAGAGAAACCCCAGTTCGGTAGCTTTTCGTGATTGTAATAATCCGTGCTGCCTAGGAGGAATAGCAATGCATATTTCTGATTGTCCTCCGGTCTGATTCATACCCCAGTTTGCCTCCTAACGGCATGGAACAGATATGGAAAAAAGCATCGCGGGGGAATTGCTATAGGGATGAATCGTCCCGTCCGTTGTTCCCGCGCGCTATAGGCCATACCAAGTCAATGGGATAGTGGTTTCAGCTCGATTGTTTTTTAATCTTCCAGCTGGCATCCGATAGCAACTAAGGCTGTATGGCCCTGCCATATAGTCTGCATGGAGATAATCCTCCGGTAACTTTCTCAGGGTAACCGAGGGGTTAATTATAAACAGGGGAGTCATCTCCAGACGAAAAAAACAAACAAAAGAAAATAATGTCCCGGTGGTTCTCCTGAATAATTGCTCTGTTTCCTGGTATGTTTGAAATGACGTTTACGCTTTTTTAACGCACAAAGTAATTGCCTGTCATACTGCGTCCTTTGCCAGCCAGTACATTCGTGAGGAAATACAGGATATTGGTCCCGTTCGTGCGAGGAATAAGATCCCCAGACCATATTTGAAAGCATCACAGTTTTGCTTTCTTAGTAAGGTTTTCTGCACCCCTGGCCAGGCCGGATGTCTCCCGTATTGTTCGCGTCAATTGGACGCGGTATCCTAGAGCCGAAATTGTCGAGCGCGTGCAATAGAATATTATGCAGGATCTTCTCATCCGGATTCTGATAAATACGCAGGAGTCCAGCCCTCAGCACCTGCTGTACGATTGGCAGCATCCAGCTTCACGACCATCATTTACCGTCGAAGCTAAGGGGAGATTGTTTAAAACATGGTCTGATACTTGGTATTTAATATGTCCGCGATTTGCTCTCTGTTACAAGGTTCTCAATGCCCGGTATCATTTCTATGCTTTTTTGCCCGTGTGGACGCATCTGTCCGTTTCTCTAATTTGTGAGCTTTTTCCTTGACCATGTTTATTTCCTCCCTGTTCAGATAGTCGGTTGTGATCGCCTTCACCAAAGCCCGCTTCACTCCGCTGATCACAAAGCGGTACAGTACAGCTCGCCCGTGGATGCCCTTTTCGACCATGCACATCGGTTTGAGAATGGCTTTCCAGCGCGGACCCCTCTTGGAATGCCCGGATTTCTCCTCAGAAAGCTGCGCCCATTCCGTTCCGGTATATGTCCACCAAGCTTTCCCAGCATCAAATGATACGGCAAGGAGTGTGGCGTCATCGCAGTCGGCGGTTACCTTTTCAATGCCAAGAATAGAAGCATCGGACATGTCGATGTTTTCCGAGTAGATGACCTGCGGCTTCGGGATTCCGGTGTAACTTGCCTGAAAGGGCGGGAACCGGTTATTGGAATCATGCCAGTAAAGGATGGTCGGGTCTTTCAGGGAAAGAAGCAAAGCACCATCCGGGATTTCCTGTACGCCATTTGTCTCGAATATCTCTGCGGTCAGATCGGTATCCGTCAGTTTGGAAAGCGCTTTATTTGAAACCGTGTATAAGGCTTTTGTGGCATCCGTGATGAGGTACCTGCGGTTATATGGGTCAAGCAGCACTGGAAGGTCGTTTGACTGAACGAAGGCTGTCCCGGTTGCGTCCTGATGCAAAAATGAGAGATTCGACCCGGCTGCTGGCGTAAAGGAGATTGAACCTGATGTGGTAACCAGAGCGGATTCGCCAAGGTAAGCAGTATTCGTCGGCAGCGTTTCAAAATGCAGGACAATGTCCCCGGTATCAAGAAGCAGCAGATCCCAGACAAGCCTTACATCCTCTGTGGTCACGCTGTAGTTGGCATAGCCCTCCCAGCGGATGCGCAGAAATTTATAGTGGTTATAGATCGTTCCTTCCTCACGTCGGATTGTCCATACCTTTGCATCACGCCTGCAGACTTTGACCTGTTCGGTATTGCTGCCAATGCCCATCCACGAGTTGCCATTTACATAGATGTTTTCTGCAGCAACAGAATTGTAGATAAACCAGCTGACACCAGTCAGGGTATCGGTGCCATCATCGTTGCCAGAGTTGTCGCGGATGATGGCCATATTTTCTGTTGTGGCCAGAAGCTCTTTAATAGAAAAGTAATCAGCCATTTTGTACCTCCAATTCTGATACCGATTCAAATGCCGTAAAGTCAAGCGGATAGGCTGCAAGACTGCCGCGGTCTATTTCGCGGCTTTCACCTGTTATCGTTTCTTTGTAGCTGGTCTTTAGGATGACCTTGCCGTCTGTAAGCATGGTGTATGCCGTACCGGTTAGCTTCTTCGCAGGCTGCATATTGCCGTCAATAAACGGATCTGTCTTAAACGGCTCAATCGTGATGCCCGTCAGCGTATCAAAGTCGGCGGTAGAAATCGTAAGCGAGTCCATGCGGCCACGGTTAAGAGCACGTTCAGTTCCTCCGGAGATGGTGTATGCCTGCCGGAGCGTGAACTGCGTATCGTCGGTCACATAAACTTTGCTGTAGCGCATCTTTTGCTTATCACTGACATCAATTACGTCATGAACAATCGGTGCAAAGATTCTCAGCTGATCAGCAATCTCAAGTAGCGGCATACCGGTAAAAGCAAACTTTGAAATACTCTCTGTGATGCCTGCAGGCTCCGGTGTCAAAAGGGCCATTTCAAGAACTGCAGCAAGAGGAAGCGTCTGCATCCCGGCAAAAACAATCGGGAGGTATTCATCGCTTACTTCAATGCGCCCGTTCCATCTGTCCTGCGCGCCTAAGCCCTGGCCGGTAATGGAAGCAATAATGCCCTGTGCCTGTATGACCGCAGATCCGGGTGCAACCGAAATCCAAACTTCAAAGGTATGCAGCGTTTTTTCCTGCATGTCGAGAAGCGGGTAAAACAGGTTCAGGATGTGGTCGCCGCTGTGCCAGGTTTCCATCGGATGGAATTCTTCTACCTCATGCCCATCCACCACATAGGTAACCGTAACAACCGATTGACCATCTTCCTCCCAGGAAACAGGGACGGTGACCGTGGTAGCCAGTTCCCTGTTTTCGGTTTTGGTATTACCGTCTGCATCCTTTGTATCCTCGGGTAGGATGGTCGTGCCTGTTCCGGTCGCCGTGACCGCGCGTTTCAAAGAAGCTGCAGTAACTTGCAGGAGAACGGCTGCTTTGAATTCACAGTCGGTTTCTTCCTGCGTGGCGAGTTCAATGTTTACAATCTCGACCTTGTCTGCGCCGAGCGTATACGCCATCGCATTCACATAGGAATAGGTCGCCATCTTTGTGGCCTCAACAGAATTGGTCAGCCCGGAGATATCCTTATCGTTCTTACTCTTGGCTTCTGAAAGGCGTGGATTTTTGCCGACACATTTGAGGGAGCACTTTCCGTTGACCTTGACTGTAATGGATGTGATTGCTGCAATCTTTGTGGCATCTGCCTGGCCTCCGGTAAAGGTGAGTACATCACCTGGGTCGAGTGCCGGATCTCCGATGGTTTCAGAATCGAAAGGCACATAATTGATTACGGAAATGGCATTCAGGATATTTTTAAGGATGCGGGTTCTGGTTTCATCAAGGCCAAATTGGAGCAAGGGATTAACCGCAAGGTTCATCGTCAGCCCGTCATCCGGGTCAAGCGCATAGTATTCTGCCGTATTCGTGCGCCGGTTTGTTGAACTAATAGCCGTATATCTGGTGACGAAATCAGAAAAGCTGGAAGAATACCGGTGTGTGCTGTTTACGCTACAGACCGGGCTTTCACCGTATTTTACAAGCTGCAGCTTTCCATCCCGGTTAATGAAGGCAAAGCAGCCAAGCGCCTGAGAAAGATAATGAAGGAAATCCCGCCATCTCCTCGTCCTCTGGTCGCAAAGTAGTCGTCTTTTACCTTGATAAACCTACCCTATTACAGTCGCACACGCTTGACTAGTGGCCTCGCAATAACATACCTAACTTTGGTGAACTCGCAGGCCGATACCTATAGGCCAGTAAGAGGCAATAGCACATAGATATGTACGTCGGTTCGTCATGTAAATGCTTTATACGCGGCGAGGTAAAGATGTCACTCCAGACTCCTTGTCGTGGCTAATTCGTATAAGGTCGCCTGTGTCTTCTGATGAGGCACGAAACAGTTTATGTCCTCGTCCAAGAACCAGTTACGCCCAGGCACCGCCGAAAGTTAATAGTAGTCGATGTCACCGAGGAACCCCTCTGTTAGCACTGTATATCTCGAGCGGCCCGAGCTACCATTAGAGCGAGAATGATTAAGAAGGCGCCTTGCACCCGTCATCAAGGAAAATGAGTCTGCAAAAACATTGGCGAAGTGGACGCCTCATATACATCCCTGCCGGTTCGTCTAACCACGAACCGCTAAGAAAACAGGGGTAGTACCCGTTTAGAACAAGTAGACCTAGCCGCTTACCAGCTACCTCACCTCAGTGAGCTGTCAACCCTAGAGTGAAAATACACCGCTCCGTATCCTGGCCTTTATAGACCGCCGCCTTCATAGAGGTATACCGGACTACCACTAACCCTCTTACGATCGACGCGGAAAAGACTTTTCGCAGATCATATTTATTTCTTTGGCCCAGTGGTCGTCCAGCCATAAAGGGTAATACTACTAAGATATGCGAATTAATGTAGTACACAATTACCGCCTGCACCAACGTCGTCAGTCGGCTCTCTCTTTACGTGTTCTGCTCGCTCCGACGTGTTCCAACTTCAGAGACGCGTTTACCGCGCTGGCAAACTTTGAAGAGCCGCAGCGGGATAGGGCCTCGTTACTTATTAGCAGCTTTGAGACCTGTCCCCTAAAAATTAGGTGCACACGTAAATGAAGTAAAGACNAAAGAGAGAGATTCCGGATTCCGCACCGATGTCGCGGGCTGTGTACCGCTTCCGTTTCCCCGGAACTGTCTGCCTCCACATCGGAAAGCGCCAGATCATAGGAAAACAGGAAGCGGCATGTCTGTGCATCGATATTTAAATATTGTGGTAAATGGCCATCATCTGCCCTCCTGACCGGAGCGCGCCATCCGCCTGCTGGGCGGTAAATAAATAGTTTTCATCCAGCAAGGGTTCCTCCAAGGTAAACTGGGAATGGTAATGTCCACCTCCGCCCGCCCACAAATTTTTCAAGAGCTGCAGGAGGAGGCGTTTACCATCGTGCCGGTCTGGCTTGCTACGGCCCCATTCTGAATCATGGCCTGCAGGGACGAAACGCCGACGACGGCCTTCCGCACCGGCCCTCACCTCCGGCCAGGCAGGCTGTTTCCGCTTCATTCCCCGAGGATTGGTGTGGAATCCAGAATCATGGCCGTTTTCCCATTCTTTTATACCAGTCCCACAGAGAAATGCGGGATGGACGGGCGGGTCGAGCGAGAAGCTGCCCGGGAAATAGAAAAGTGCGGCAGCTTGGATCTTCGGCAGTTCCCAGGTTGAAATTGAAGATGCTTGAGCTTATCTACAATCCGGATACAAGAGCTCCAGATGCCCGTTTGAACACGCCTTGCTGACACATCCTTAATGCCGGTTCAGAATTCGGAGATCGGTGGGTTTGTGGAATTGCGTTGAAGGCTGTGGGAGATGCCCGGTCTGCATTGGCAATTCACCCACCGCCTCATGACCACACTCTTGATGCCGTTCCAAACGGGGGGGGTTGGTGGGAAAACTGTACGGATTGCATTGAAAAACCCGTGCCTGGGTAACCGTCTGGATGTATTCATGGCCGTTGTAATAAAGGTCTGAATCGCGCTGACCCACTGTGGTTATGACTGCTTTTATTGGCGTTCCAGATGGTATGTTGGGACGACACACTGATTGCCGTCAGAAACGGTTTGTAAATGATTGGTTTTATAAATTTTCAAAGGTAGGTCGTCACGACGAAGCTGAATCGCGGTAAAGATGGTTTCAAAGAAAGCCTTGATCCGTTTCCAGATTGTAGAAATTACCGTCTGGATGGGCCGTCATGACAGGTTCACCGTGGTCTTGATCGTGTTCGCATGCGGTCGGTAAGGAAAGGTCCGATGGCTGGTGCGACGGTCGGTAATAACCGTCTGGATTGTCCCTGCCATGTGGAAAGAATCCTTGATTGCCGGTGAACACGGGTAAATGACCAGTCTGTTTGATGCCTTCGCCAGAGGTCGATCCAGAAGGGTGCCGGAAGCCCGTCGCAGTTATTCCCAAAGATAAATGAAATGCGCGCGAGCCACGCAGGCGATTGCCGCAATAATCCAGGATTGATCGGGTTTTGGGCCATGGGGCATGACCGCGTTCAGGCCCGAAGCACGGAGTAAGGGTAACCGATGACGGAGGTGATGGTACCGACCGCCGAGATGACGCTTGCGAGGCCACCAGAAGCCGGCCCGATTGGGCAGCGCAATCCAGCGCGACCTTGATGATGAACCTGCTGTTAACCGGTTCCGGAATGCCGCTCGCAGATCTGAGAGAATGATTTCAGGGCATTGGAGATGTCCTTCAGCACCCGGCGCCAAGAACGGAAGGCGAGGCTGTGTTCCGATGTCGGCTTCCGGTTTCCTTCAGGGAGTTTCATGGTCACATCTTGAACTGGTCAATCGGGTCGAGTGTTTCATTGAAGGTATTCTCAACGCTCCCGGAGAAGTTGCCGAGGGAGCCGGACAAATTTGTCAAGGTTCAGCTTTCCCGTTGCGCCAGGCATTGTAAGATTGGGCCCGCGCCTGCCTTACTTCCGAAAAGGTCATAGGCTGCCTGCAGCTTTTCCGTTTCAGAGCCGTTGCCCTTCATGGTGGTGGAGAAACCGGCAATCGCCTGATCCAGCGTCTTGCCGTCTTTCGTCGCGTTCTTCATTGCAGTCTTTAGGCCCATCATGGCTGCCGAGGTATCAAGACCGGACATCTCGACCATGCCCATGAAGCCTGCGGCCTGCTGTGAATTCAGCCCCAGCTCTTTAAGCTGCACCGCGTTTGTCTGCAGGGCGGAAGCCAGCGTATCCATGTCGATGCCGGTTGCCTGTCCGGTCGCGTTCATGGCATCCAGCAGATCGCCTGCGTCCGAGGCATCCTGTCCGAAGGCATTCAGTACGCCGGAGACATTATCCACGGAGGTGGAAACATCCGTATTGTTCAGGTCAGCAAACTTGATGAATTTCCCGGAGAGATCGTCCAGCGCCTGTCCGGTCAAGCCAAAACGTGTGTTGACTTCACCGACAGCGGCACCGGCGGTCTCAAAGTCGGTCGGGATTTCCGTTGCAAGGTCTTTGACGGTCTGGTTCATGTCTTCCAGTGCCTGCCCGGTCGCATCGGTTTTCTGCTCGACGATATCAAGACCGGAATCCACCTCGCTGAAAGCAGCCAGAGAGGCCGCGCCGACCGCCACAATCGGAGCCGTCACGTGTGTGGTCAGTCCTTCACCGACCTCGGAGATTTTGCCGCCAACCTCCTGCATCTTGCTGCCAGCCTGTTTCAGGGTGGCGGATACGCTGGTGTCGGTTTTCTTGCATTGCTGCTCCAGACCTTTAAGTTCCTGCTCGGTGGCGATGATCTCACGCTGCCATGCATCATACTGTTCCTGCGTGACGGAGCCGTTTTTCAGGCCCGCGTCCATCTGATCCTGCACGGATTTTAACTGCGTGAGTTTCTCTTTTGTCTCGCCGACTGCCTGTGACAGGAGTTTCTGTTTTTGCGAGAGCAGCTCGGAATTGGTAGGGTCAAGCTTTAACAGGCGGTTGACGTCCGTAAGCTGCGACTGTGTGTTTCGGATCTCTTTGTTGACGCCGGAGAGGGCTTTGGAAAGGCCGGTCGTATCGCCGCCGATTTCCACTGTGATTCCTTTGATTCTGTCAGCCATGCGATGACCTCCTTCCCTTGGTTAAAATTGATCCATCTGTTCCTGCGTTGCTTTTGCGGGCCAGTCGTAGCTGTCATTACTCATTTCCGAGTACATGTCATTGACTGTACCGATGGTGAGCAGGTCGAGCTCGGAAATAGAAAGCCCGATTTGCACACAGCGGAGCAGGAACAGTGGCGTCGTCATTTCGCGTTCAGTTTCATAAGGTTTTTTTTAGACTCGACCTCCGTCTCCACATTCAGCCCCCACAGCGAAATGATCTGCGGCAGGATTTCATAAATGGAGAAGGTATTGAACTCATCAAGCCATTCCTCCGGAGTGTCCGGGATATCCGGATTCTTATGCTTGGCCATAAGCCAGGCGATGTTCTCGAAAAGCTCCAGACTGAAGGTATCCAGATCCGATTCCTGCGGATTGGCTTCGTCGATGCCTTTCTGCAGCTGGTTCAGATCCTTGTAGATATCCCGGTGGAATTTGTTCCTGTACAAACGAGGAATGGCGGCAGAGGCACGGAATTCGACCGGCTTGCCGTCAATCTCGATGGTTTTTGTAACTGCCATAGTGCTGCCTCCTTATGCTGTCTGCGAGCTGGTCTTGGAAGACGTTGTCGCAGTGGTGCTGGTGCTTGTGCTGGTACTGGCGGCGGCGGTCGTAGTGGTGGTCTTATCCTGCGGTTCATAGACCTTGGTGTACCAGTTGTTGTAGGTTTCCTCGCTGGTGTTCGTACCGGTTTTGACCTTTACCAGCCCGCTCGGAAGCGGCGAAACAGTAAGCGAGAGCTTCTCCGTCTTGACTTCCTTCTTGTCCTCTGTGGTATCGCCCTCCATCGAAGGTCTGGTCGCGCTGCAGTAATACAGGCAGTGGCGGATCTTCCGCTGGTCGCCGGAGAACTCAAAGAGCAGAGCAAAATGCTCCGGCTCCACATCCTTGTTTTCCACCAGCACGCCATTGGCATCTTCGGTTTCATGCAGGACATCCACAAGAAAGCTCTCCGGGATGAGCGCAAGCTCGAAGTCGCCGGAATAACCGTTATTGTTGCTGACCATGTAATACACGGAATCATCCGCGTAGAACGGGTCGTTATCGCCCTCTGCATCCAGTGAAAGGCTCACGGAGCCGGGCATGCTGACAGGCGTCCCGAAGGTGACCTTGCCATCCTCGTCAATCGTGACAAGTGCGTAGTGACAGTTCTTAAGACCGAACTTCACTTTGTTTTTTCTGTTAGCCATAGTGGCATCCTCCTTTAAATCTCAGTTTGATAGAGCACTTCATACATCTTCTCGGAATCAATCCAGACCTCGGATTTCTCCCACGGAATTTCATGGGCGGTCAGGATATCCTCCAGTTTTTCTTCCAGCTCCGGGTCTTTCTTATCCGTGTAGAGTTCCATGTTCAGCTGGCTGATTTTGAAATACACGCCGTTGTCTGCGAACATGTTGTCACTGCCCGGAAAGAGAAAAATAAGGAAGGGCGGCTCAGGAGACTCACCTTCGGCGAAATGGTCGTAGGCAAGAGGGAGTCCCGCTTCCTTTAACATGTTGGTTATGTCGTCATANGTCATACTCAGCCGCCTTTCAGTTTCTGNTCGATGGTTTTTACAAGCGTTTCGTTGCCGCGCTGTTCGGCAGGCGCGATGTGAGGCTTTCCCTCNACACGGCCTCCGCCGCGTTTGGCGTGTCCGTTCTCAAGCAGGTGCGCAATCTGGTATCGGTTCCTCGAATGCACCACAAGGTCAATGCTCTCGGAATCCTCGTGGACATTTTTTACCGACCAGCTTTTCTTGTACTTTCCGGTATCGACGGGAGCGCCAGATTGGATGTCCTTACGGACAGAAGCCGCCGTATCCTTTACGGCATCCTTCATGTCGTCGGTTGCGAGCTTTGAATATTTTTGAAGCTCCTCCATGATTGCGTCGTCCATTTCGCTGATCGGTATTTTTCTGCTCATGTTTTTTTCTCCAGCTTGCAGTTGAATTTAAGGCTGTTCCGCTTGCAGCCCATCGGGTTCACATAGGTGATGTTGTAGATATGGCCTTCCGCGATGATCCGGTATTTTGTGGATTCCACGGCGGCAAGCTCGGAAGAGTACCGGCAGGTAAAGTCAAGGGATTCTTCCGGGTTAACAACAACGCCTTCGGATTCCGAACCGGTGCTTGTGCCGACTGTTGCCCAGCAGGAGCAGTAATCCGTCCAGCCGTTGGTGTGGTTTCCGTATTTGTCAACGGTGACCGCACTTTTCTGAAAAGTGATTTTTGTCCGCATCGCGCCGATATTCATCAGAAGCCCTCCTTCCGCGTGCCAAAGAGAAGGGAGCGCAGCGTCATGTTGAGGGCATGGTGGTCGGCTTCCTCCCGGTGCTCGTAGAGATAGGCTACGGTGTAAAGGATGGCCACCCGGATGCGGATCAGGGCTTTTTCCTCGTTTGCCATAAACTCCTCGTCGGACTGTCTTGTGATGTCCTGTACCTGCTTTGT